TAATAGTCGTCGATCTCGTCGAAAGCGATCGCCATCACAACCTCTCCCGGATCCGCACCACGAACACCTCCGTCGTGTACACCAGAGATCCACCAAAATCCATTATCAGCTCAGCATAATACTCCCCAGCCGTATCGGTATCATCCGCCGTCAGGCGGTACTCCACCAGCCCGGGCATCGTTGGATTGATCGGATCATCCAGGTGCGTGCATTCCGCATCGATCTTATAGTCGCCGGCGTCCGCCTCCCGTTCCCGCATCCGCAGCGTCACCGTCGCGTCACTCAAATCGTACACGCCGTTCTCCCCGTCCGTGACGAGAAAAACGAGCACCGGCAGCGTATCGTCCTGCAGCAGCGTGATCCGCCGTGCGGTAGCCCGGCCCGCCGCATTTCCCTGCAGTTCGACCAGGATCCCCGGTATTTCGGCAAACGCCGGGTCACCGAACGTCGCTACAACTGCGTCCGCCAGAGACAGCGTCAGATTAGCCACAATCGACTCCTGGCATGAGGCGTGGACTCACCCGAGCCCACGCCTCACACCTCACGAATCACACGCTACGCAGCTGAAATCGTCAGCACCCAGGTGATCGTGAGACTGTCGCTCGCGCCCTTATTGATCACGGCGAACGTGGTGTGACACAGCAGGATCCCGTCCGAGGAAGCGTTCAAGATCCCGGCCTCCACCAATGCCCCGGTCCCGGTCCCGGCCCCAAATGTGCCCACGTACGTCACCTCGTCCGCGCTCGCGCCGGACCCCTGTGTCGTCGACGTCAGCGCCACGCGACTAGCTTCAGTCCCCAGCGCCGTATCACCCGCGGCCACAGCCGTGTCGTCCGTCCCCACGGCCATGTGGCTCATTGCCGACTCACCCTGGTCGCTGAGCTGATCCGCGATGTGATACAGACCGGTGTTCACCATCAGGTTGTTGGTCTCGCGCCGCTCTTTCAGCTTGCCGTCGGCGTCGAACAACTCCAGCATCGCGTGACCGCCGATCCGGAGCGCAACCTGCTGCATCTTGCCGACGTGCATCGCCCGTTTCATTGCCAATCCAAATCCCTCTTCGATCATCGTTCCTCCCCGTGCCGCGAGTACTCCGGCACGATCACCTTATTCTCAGGCGAGAGGGTCCGCGTGCGCCCGGTCAACCTGGCCTCGCCACGTTGAACAAGTCGTTGCGCTTCCTCATGCGTCAACCACGTCAAACCCCGATCGTCTATATATTCGATTTCGACCTGTTCCACGCCGCGGTCCCTCTCGCCTCACCTACGACACTACGACGGCACGATGCCAGTCGCCCAGCTCCCGGCCAGCGCCGCGACGTCGTCCGGTTGCGACACCGCCTCGCGCCGGTGGCCGAACAGGATCAGCAACACCGCGCCATCAGTCACGTCCGTACCGACGGTCGTGACGACCTTCAGATACCGGTTGATGTTCGGATTCTGGAAATCGATGTCCAGGTAGTAGATCATCTCGTCGTCATCGCCGGCCTGCGTCAACTGAGTGGCCGTGAACAACGTCGCGTAACTGCCGTCCGACGTGGCACAGTGCTGCACCACCACGTCCACGGTCGCACTCGCCTCTGCCACGCCCAGGTCCACCAGCAGCAAGCCGCCGACGGCCATCTGCGTGTCGATCGCGCTCGACGTGTGCGCCTCTGCCGTCAACACGTCCGGCAGCTCGACGTTCACGACCTTCAGAATTTCACTTCCCATCGCTCGTTGCATCGGTCTTACCTCCTACAGTTCCGATAACGCCCCTTACCCACCCTACCCCCCTCTCCCCCTGGGAGAGGGCCGGGGTGAGGGGACTATGCCTTGATCTTCAACACGCGGAACGCCCGCGCGATCATCGCCTGGCCACCCACGCGGATGTGCGCCATGTAGCCGATCTTCAACTGCTCGATGTACTTTTCCCGGAGCACGGTCATCGTGATCCGCTGCCGCTCGCCCAAGGCGTAGCGCTTGAGATCGCCGTAGATGAACGAATAGTTCCCGGCCGAAATCGCTGGCATCCACGGTGTCTGTGCCACCGGAGCACCCAGCAGCGTGTCCGGCTCTCCGGCCTGCAACCCCGGCTGCCACAGGTAGTTGCCCTCGCCGTCCTTCAGCTTGCGCACAGACTTGAGGTTGGCCCGGCTGGTGACCCATCCCGCGCTCACTGCGTACTGCGCCTCCAGGTCGTACATCAGATCGATCAGATCGTCCGCCCCGACCGTCCCCGACGCCGCCGTTTCCACGTAATGGGTCCCGGTGATGTCGGTGTCCTCGAGGATCCCCAACGGCATCCCACGCCCGGTTCCTTGCAAGATCACATAGTCCTCTTGTAGCCCCCACGCCTCACCGTACCATCTCGGCAGACTGGCCTCGATGTTCACGGCCGCGTCGTTGACCATGTTGATGCTCAGCCGTGTCTTCGCCGTCGCATCGTGCATCGGGATTCGCATCAGCCCGAACTCTGGCTCAGTGTCCCCGGTATCCTCGTCCATTGGTGAGTTGACCCAGGTGAACACGATCCCGTTTGCATAGATCCCGGCGTTGGACGATGGCGCCTCCACCGTTGGCATCTCCAGGAATTCGCCCGAACACGGTTGCACGGTCACCAGGTTGCGCAGAAACGCCCGGGCGGCCTGCTCCTCGACCATCACGGCCCGAAAATCAGCCGCTACCAAAAACCCGCCGGCGACGCCGGTGTTGCCGGTCAAGACCTTCCGGTCGGCCTCGACGTACCCCCGTTGCAGAACCTCGACCTGCTTCACATTCAGTGAGCCCATCCCGCCGACCAGGTAGACTCCGAACACGGCCTTATACTCCGCGTTGATCGTCACCGCGTCGATCTCTTCGTTCCCGGTCATACCCTGGCCCATCGTCCCGGGCGGAACCTCCCCGCCCAGCGGGGGCGGAGGGGCCGCCGGATCCTCGAAATAGGCCATCCCGGTCTCCACCCGCCGGGCACGCTCGGCCCGTGCTTTGACCTCGTCGGACTCGTTCAGCAGCGCCTCGATCTGGTTCTCTCGCTCCTGTGTCCAATCATCGCCCTGGTTCTCGTCCATCAGCGCCTTGGCCTGGTGGAGAAGTTCCCGGGCTTTCTCCATCAACTGTTTCCAGTTCATCGTTTCGTCCTCCTACATAGATTGCAACTCGAATAGCTGTAGCTCCAGCCTGCGCTTCAGCAATGCCCTGGCCGCAGTAAGTGCCCGCTCCTCGGGCGGCTTGGCTGCCTCCAACAACACCTGCAGCGCCGCTATTGCCTCCTGCATCTCCTGGATGGCATCCTCGACGATCGTGACGTTCCGGCCGGAGAGTACCCGGCCCTCCTTCAGGATCACCGCGTTTGCCGCCCAAGACGACGCGAACCTCTCGACCTGCTCCAGCCACACGTCCTGTGCTCCCGGCGCCTGCAACTGTAGCAAATCGGTCACAAACGAATCCAGTCCCACCGGCCTGGTGGGAGATCCTTTACTGATGATCAACTCGACCAGCGACTCCACTGCCTGGGCCTTGTCCCGGTCCCACGGTGCCGTCCGTTCCATCCGGTCATAGTACCGTGAGAGGTGTTTCTTCGCGCCCTCGACGTCGCCGTCGTCGAACTCTCGCACCGGTGCCCGTCCGCCCTGCAGCGCCACTGCCGCCGCAAAGATCCCCCGCGGCATCGCCGTCATCTTCCCGTCGACCACGTCGGCAATCAGCAACTTGTAACTCCCCATCTGCTCTGGACTCTCCTTATCCCAGAGCACGTGAGCCGACCGGAATTTCTCCCAGTCCATCTCCTCGAGGCTATCGCCCCCACCGGCCCACTCCTTCACCCTGGCCAGCGCCGCGTCGTGATCCCAGGCCTCGTCCTCCGGCCCCAGCGGCAGGTCCTGGTACGCGACCACCGCCTTCACGTCGGACGTCACCGCACCGACGTTCATCGCCAGCGTCACCAGCGCGTACTCGATCAACTTGACCTCTAGTAGATGTCGGATCGGGATAGGATCAGGCTCATCATCCCACCTGGTTTTCACCGGGTAGTAACCAATACTCCATTCCCTGAGAACCTCGTCCAGGAGCAACGTGTACGCATCCTTCCCCCGGGTTGTCATCGAGATTTTGGTGGTCACGTGCAGCCCACCGGTTGCTTCAGGAACCCGAATTAGAACCTGCGCCGGCAGATCCGCCTTTTCTACTTCTTCCAGTTCCAGCGGCTTCCCGATCGGCTCCCAGATGTCGTGCTGCCACGTCGCCCGGATCCGATCCGTACCCTCCGGACCGTTTTCTGAGATCGTTTTACTGAATGCACCCGGGTGGATCACGTCTCCACCATCGTCGACATTCCCAAAGACTGCAATCACGTGCTCGACCACACCCTCGCTCGGATTGCTCACCAGCTCTGCAAATCGCTTCAGATACCGCATCGGTACCTCCGTTCAGTTCCGATAACCGCCATTGTCCGCCCTGCTTCTTCTCCCCTCTCCCCCTGGGAGAGGGGTTGGGGGTGAGGGTCACTCTCCCCAATACACCCGCACCGTCACGATCGTCCCCGAGATCGTCTCCCCCACCGTCGCCGTCAGCGTCCCCGATGCCAACAGCCGGTCGTATGCCGACAACCCGGCCCCGGCCGCACTCGTGTACTCCGCGCCCGGGTAAAACCACGTGTCCGTGTAATAGTTCGTGAGCTGGAGCACCGTCAGCGAGGGAAATGACTGCGTCAGCGTAAGATCCGTCGTCGTCGTGATCGAGGAAGAAAAATCCAGATGCACCGCATAGATGTGGCCCCGGACCGCCTCGTCGCTTGCCTGGCTCGCGCTCACCGCCCCATCCGTCCCGGTTCCGGCGACGGTCATCTCTTCCACCCTCAACCAGCCGTAATTCTCTACGCTCCGTGCAACTGGCTCCTCCGGAGGTGGCTGGAGACATCTTACCTGAATCACTACCAGGATAATCGCTGCAAGTGAGAGCAATCCGCTTAACCACGATCTCCATTCCTTGTTCACGCTGACCTCCTGTAGTACGCTCGAAACGCCAACGTATCCTTTGCCGCCGTGATCCGCTTTTCGCGCCTCAGCAACCAATCTCGCACCATCGACAGCCTCACCCGTCGCTTCGCCAGCGCCAGCGCCCTGAGTGGATCCTGCTCCTGGCACAGCCCCTCGATGAAGCGCATTCCCAAAAGCGTCGCTCCATACAGCGCCCGCTGCCCGGCCCAGTTCCGTCCATCGCCGCCGATCACGTACCGCGCGCCGGCGTCGAGCAGCGCATCCAACATCGGCGAGCCCTCGTCCGCCAGGTAGCAGTTGAGCGCGAACACAATCGCCCCATTCAGATTCGCATCCCGGATCTGTCCCGCCGTCACCGCGATCAACCGGTTATCACCCATCCACCAGGCCGCCCCCGGCTGCCCGTGCAGGTCGAACCACAACAGATCGTATCCCTTGAGCCAGACTGGCTCAAAGTCGCCGGCATCGACGGGCGGCGAGGTCAGCGGCTTCACCCCCGCCGCCCGCTCCGTCACCTCTGCAAAGCTCGCGCAACAGAACGCGAACGTCTTCATCAGTTATCGTGCACCGACAGGCAGGTCCAATCGGTACCATCCCAAAGCAATGTGATCGAGTCATCGTCTCCCCCAGTCAGGGTGATGTCTCCACCCAACTGAGTGTTCGCGGCGTCTTTCAGGACAATGTCCTGGGCATCCTCGTTCACGATGATCAAGATCACTCCAGGAACAGGGCCATCTGCAATAGCCGTGGAGGTGTCCGACGTGATAGACCCTTCCGTGGAGTTCGTCACCGGCTGGTAACTGGCACCCGGCGTCAGCGTGAATCCTGCTCCCAGATCCACTGCAGACGCCTCCTCCAGCCCCAGGAACCCGCCAACTTGCCAGGCTGTGTCGGTCGTGTTCTTCAGCGTCTCTCCGTTGCTGCCTACAATCTCGGCGCTGTTGATCGTCGCGTCCGACAGATGGATCCCGTAATCCCAGGTGTCCCCGCTGCTGTGCGTCTTCAGGATGTACGAGGCGGTCTCAGTACCACTGTTGGCGTTCTCTGCAAAGTAGTTAACGGCTTCCTCCATCGTGTTGGAGGCCGCCACATCCAGAATCGAGTAAACCGGATACGCATACGGGATAGTTGAGTGAGTGCCCCCGCTGCTTTTAGCGGTCACCTTCCCAAATACCCCGTACGCCATTGCGTAAGGACCGGATCCCTCGGTCGCCTTGTACGTGGCCTTGGCCTCCAGGCCGTAGATCGACCCAGTATTGGTAGTAGTGCAAACCTGAG